TTGCCCACTTCTACTAGAAAACTGGCAGTATGACTATCTGCTGTTATTCCAACTGGTATTGTTAGTGTTGATATTCCGTTTGCGGCCATAATTTATATCCTCTAGTGATATTTATGCTTATAAATAGTCTACTATGATAAACAAAGAACCCTTTCAAAAGCTAATAGCGGATTTAAAAGACAATGGCAAGTATCGCGTATTCAACGATATTCTGCGTGAAAACGGCAAGTTTCCACAGGCAATTTGGTATGGCCCTTACAACATTAAGAACATAACCAACTGGTGTAGCAACGACTACTTGGGCATGGGTCAGCACAAAGTAGTGTTAGATGCTATGCACACAGCACTGGACATGACTGGCGCAGGTTCTGGCGGCACACGTAACATTGCCGGAACCAGTCACTATCATGTGGCCTTGGAACTTGAGTTGGCTAGCTTACATAAGAAAGAACGAGCATTGTTGTTTAGTTCAGCCTATGTGGCTAACGAGTGGACACTTATAGCACTGGCTAAGATTATTCCTAACATTGAATACATTAGTGATGAGAATAATCACAATAGTATTATCGTAGGCATCCAACATAGTAAGGCTAAGAAAGTTGTGTTCAAACACAATGACTTAGAAGATCTAGATCAAAAACTTAAGATTAGTTTTGCACAAGGCAATACGCCATGTGTAGTATTTGAAAGTGTATACAGTATGGACGGCGATTGTGGACACATCAAAGAGATATGCAAACTTGCAGAGAAATACAAGGCCATTACCTACATTGATGAAGTACATGCTGTGGGATTGTATGGTGCAAAGGGCGGCGGCAAGTTAGAGCAGTTGGGACTACAAGACAAGGTTGACATAGTCAACGGTACCTTGGGAAAGGCCTTTGGAGTCCAGGGTGGTTATATTGCATGTGACAGCATAGTAGCTGACGCTATTCGTAGTGTGGCAGCTGGTTTTATCTTTACAACATCAATGAGTCCTGTTACCTGTGCTGGCGCATTGGCCGCTATTAAGTATTTGAAAGATCACAATGAAATTAGAGAGAAGCATCAAGAACGTGCCCGCAAACTAAAGCACAGATTAGGAGTTGCCGGCATTACAGTTATGGCATGTGCTACAGAACATATTGTTCCTGTGCTGGTAGGAGATGCCAAACGTGCTAAGGCGATGAGTGACGCATTACTTAATGATCACAATATCTACGTGCAGGCTATTAACTTTCCCACAGTTGATGTGGGAACGGAGCGGCTACGATTTGCGCCTACTCCGTTTCACGATGATGGCATGATTGAGGAACTAGTTAAAGCACTAGTTCATGTGTTCAATACAAACTAACTAATTGCTATTAAACTCATTTTTTCTTTGCTCTCCCAGCTTTCATGTTAGCTAACCAATGTGCTAGTTGCCCTTTACGTCCGCCTTGCTTGGCAGTCTTGCGTAAGCTACTTACACTTGCTTTGGTGTTGATGCCGTGACGCTTGCTGTCACCTTTGTCTTGTGGATTCTTTCCATCAGCAAAGTTTTCATTCTTAATGCTTTCCCCTCCACCGCCATCGCCACCACCTGCATCTCCACCATCGCTATTGCCATAGTTTGAGAAATATCCATATCCACCATACAGTCCAGGACCATATGCGGCATTACGAGATTTACGTTTTTTCTTACGGCGTTCTTCTAAATATTGATCTTCATCAGTACGATGATACTCGCTTGCTTCACCCTCCAAACTAACATGCCATGCGTAGAACCTGGTCTGTGGGTATTCATCCTTGAGTTCTACAAACGATTCTAAATTAGGAACGGCATCGTCATACATTATGGCTTTTGTATAGTTTGCCTTGTTTAATAAGTTACGTATAATAATCTTTTTCTTTTCTTCTGTTTGCATCTTACCTTGCATGTTGCCTGCACGATATACATGTACCTTACCCATGTCAACGCCATACTTGCGGAATGTGTCCAGGAATAGTTCACGATCATCAAAGTCTGCACGGGCAGTGACCATAACAACTTTATTACCTGTGGCAATGTCTTGCTTGAGTTGATCAAGCATAGGAATGATAGGTTTGGCGTTGTTGAAGAATTCTTGCGCATTGGCAAAATCGCCAAAATCAAACTGTTCACCGTCTTGCAGTTTGTAATGTGTAAAGTCGTGACTGTTAAGACTCTTAATTACTTGCCCGTCTTTAATCACATGCACCTTAGTCTGTGTATTCACTAAAGTATCATCAATGTCAAATATGACTAATTTACGTGGAGTAAATTCTTTTACTCTCATTTCATAATCCATGTGTCTGGAATTTGATCATATTCCTTAACCCACATGTCATGTAACTTCTGTCCGCTTATGCCATGTGACTTGGCAATGCGTGTCATTATCTGATCAATAATATCGTACACCTGATCGTCTGTAGCTGTTTGTAATGTTGCTTTCTTGGCTAACAATGCTGACTTGAGCTCTGGTACAGCTTGATTGTCTTTACTATGATCCATGTTCTCGATGATCATGTCTACCATTTCTTCTACACTTTCACAATTCCATCTGCGTAATGCCAATGCTTTAGGTGTAGGTTTACCGTTAGGCTTTTTCATTGGGCCTTTGTTGCCACTCATTCGAGCACAAAAACTCTTGCGGCGTTTGGCATCTTTACTACCTGCTTTTAACTTGCTAGGCTTGGTGGTAACTGCTGTCTTTAACTTGCTACCTGGATTCTCTCTGCGATAAGCATTAACAGCTTTTTGACTTAGTCCGTCTGTCTTATCTTTCTTATTGACCTTGTTCCAGTCTTCGTCTAACGCTTTTTTAAAACCTTTGTTAGGAATCCATCCTGCTATGGGTTTACACTTACAAGTGCCTGGCTTACAACTACAGTTGGTCATGCCACATTGTTTACAGCGTTGTTGAGATTCTTCAATGCTTTCATTGGGCACACAGTTTCGTACCTGCTTGCCTGTGGTAGCACTTTTCTTAGTACCTGCGGCATGATAACCAGTCCAGCATTTAGTGTAACCATTTGAGTCCTTTGCACCTTTCTTAATCTCCATGATGTTGCCATGTGTTTGGCACATGCCACACGACTCACAGACCATTTCCATCTCGACACTTTCATTGTGTTTGTTTTTACCAGCGCAGTGAGCCTTTTGACTGAAGCCTTTGGGATGGCTACAGTTAATACTCTTTTTGTACTTTTGGCTCCATCCTTCGGAGATTATTTCAGTTATTTTCATCTTCTTCTTCTTCCTTAATTACTGGATACGGTAATCCAACCATGCCACAACCTAACCGGGCAAGACCTTCTAATATATCATTAAACAGGACTGTAAGGGTTTCTCGGGCGGTCATATCCGTCATCCTCTGGGTATACTGGGTAGTCATTGGGGTTCATCAGTTGCACCAAGTTTGCTTGGCATCGCCATAATACTCACGAGCAAAGCCGTTGGCAATTAGTTGAGCACGTAGACTCTGTCCGTTTAGAATGAGGTCGCCCAATACACGACCACCGAATTTATCCCAACCATATAGAATGACTTGTCGTTGTTGGCTGGCGTTAATGAGACCTTTAGTGAAAACGGAAGCGGCTTCACCACGTTGCTTTTCGCTGTCGCATTGACCTCTAAATCCTTTTTCCGGAGTATCGACGCCATAGATTCGTACCGCAAGTTCGGGCTTAAGGGGTGCAGGTAGAAAGGGTGCGGCGATAACAACTGTATCGCCATCCGTTACTCTGATAATTTGTGCGTCATAGGTAACGCCTTGGGGTGTTTTTTGTGCAAATGCCAGTACTGGGACTAACAATAGTAATACTAATAATCGTTTCATGTGTACTCCGTGTTAACAGAGTATTTATTAGAAATTATTGTTAAACCATCCTATTTTCTTACCGGCAACTATGCGCTTTTCGTGTTCTTCAACTGAACCTGGCCAGCGCCATGCCCAAATAGCAACAATAGCCATAAAGCAAGCGGTACTGATAATCCCAATAGGTTTTACACCTGAGAAAGACATGATGAGTAAACTTGTACTCATCATGGCCAACATGAAAAACTTCATCTTAGTTGGAAACACCCGCTTGGTATTCCAGTTGGTTAAAAATGGACCAAACAATTTGTGATTGTATAACCAGGCATGCATCTTGGGCGAGCCCTTGGCAAAACAATAGGCCGCGGACACTACAAAGATACTGTAGGGTATGCCGGGCGTAACAAGCCCGACATACGCCATGCCTAAACTAATGAATCCTAAGACTTTCCACAGGAATCGTTTTATCGTATGTATTCTAACCATTCTTTAAACCTCACGTTGAAGCCTTGCTTCTTACGCTTATTTACAAGATCGAAGAAGTCCGGTTTGTAAGGTTTGATTTTTGGCTTCCATCCCTTAGTTTTGTCTGCCTTAGCGGCATTACATGGGCCACAAGCTGTACATGTATTTTCCCAGGTAGTCTTACCGCCTTGGCTTACAGGCAACACATGATCTAATGTAGACTCTTTGCGATCCACACTGGTACCACAGTATTGACAAATACCGTTGTCTCGTAGATGTACATTACTGCGGCTAAAACGCACAGCATATTTTGGTTTCATGTAATCACGCAACATGATTACACTAGGCACTTGGGTTTCCCAGCGGGCAGAATGCACTATCCAATTTTCGTGATAAAGCAATACATCGGCTTTGTCTAAAACCATGTATTTGATTGATTCTTCCCAAGGGATAACGCTTAACGGCATAACACTTATTGGCAAGCCGTCAGCATTTAGTACTAACGTATCTGACACTTTGAACCTCTTTCTAGTTGTGTTTACAGACCCAACCTATGAAGTATACATTATATACTTACAATGTATTTACGTCAAGTTCGATTACAATAAAATGTTATGGGCAAACTCTTGTCCGGATCGATCTAGGGCCGCACACCATTGATCGTTATTATCCGATCCAAATACAAGTTCATTGTCGTAATTAGCTAGGAGCCAACTCTTATCGTGTGTCCAAGGAGGGATGCCTTTTATTTCACCATGCAATTGGTTCGGACTCCACCCACACATGCCCAAAAATAAACGCCATTGTTGGGGGACATCTCCCATTGCTAGTCTAGGTAATATATCATCTGCTGAACTTAACGAAAACTGTCCGTTAACCTGCATAGTATTTTTACTGACCCAATCGTTGCTGTGTAAGAAGCTAAGACTTTTAACATTGACAGGGCCGCCGAGATAAACAAAGCCCGGAACATCTATTGTAAACCCTAGTTGTTCTCCGAACTCTACTACACTCATCTGACTACGTTTGTTTAAGACTACACCTACACTGCCTTGACTGTGGTTTTCAGTAATTAAAATTACTGATTTATACCAAAAGTTATTTTTTACTGCCGGTGGTGCTATTAATAATTTACCTAATGGATTCATGCAGATATTTAGTTATGCAAAGCGTCTGACAGATTGTTTTACGTCACCTACTGTGATAGAGCCGTCCTTATTACGATCTAATCCTTTGTTCTGTCTGTAGACTGCACCACTGAATCCATTAGCGCCTGACAATCCTAGTACATGGCTGTCTGGATAACCGATGTACTTAGGCATAAAGGTAGCCATGTATAAGTCACCAGCTGATCCGTCACCAACTCCAGTCATCTTGTAATATTTGTAAACATAATCTAACTGTTGCACACCGTCCATCTTGCCTAGCTCATCTGTAGTTGTACCTAAACGTCTAGCTGTGTCTGGCATAAATTGTATTAGGCCGGTTGCGCCGCCGCTGGCATTTCTTGCGGCTGGATTAACACCTGACTCTTGTTTCATTACGGCCAACATTGCGTTTGGAGTTGTGCCTAGTGCGGCTGCAATTTTTTCTAATTTCTTTTTAAAGTCTGGATCTTGAATTGTACTAACATCAATCTTTTGTGCATCAACACTATCAGGACGGGCCAGTACCTCTTTATACTTGCCGGAGATCTCTGGATGTGCTTCGGCAGCTCGACGTGTGTATGGGCCAAGGCGACCGTCTAGTCCGTCTTGATTAGGGCCAAACTTGCCTAAGTTTGCACCCTTGGCTTTTAACTCTTTTTGCATTGCCAGTACTTGACTATCAAATGCTTCGTTGATTATTTTAAATTCGTTAAAACGCATGTTAACTCCAATCTGGTAATGGGCCGCCGTACTTTGCGCCCTTAATTCTATGACCACCTACTGTAACACGACTTTTGGGACTCTTACCTAGCTTGTGACTTTTCTCACCATCCCTAGCACGTAACCCTTGACTCTTACATGATGCTAGATTGCTCGCACCTAAATCTTTATCTGGTTTACTGCTAGTACATAATGCACGACTAGCTTTACCATGTTCGTCCAGCGAGGTGTGATCTACTTCGCCGCAAAAAGAACAAGATGATTTATATCTAGATTCTGTAGCATGGCCTCGAGCAGGACGACTTCCTGTACGGGCAGGGCGTTGTGGATTTGTGCCGATAGCGGCTTCGCTGATAATGTCAGTAATTCTCATAGTAATGTATTTATTCTTCTTACTGATCTAAGAATTCAAATACATTTAACCATTTACGCTTGCCTATAGTAGCTTTTAACTTGGTTAGGTCAGCCTTTGTAGTATGTCGCATACGCTGTTTTTCAGCATCTGGTACTGGTTCAAACTCTAACTCTACACCTTCTTGTTCTGCTATTTCTTCTGCTATGTCTAGAAAGCTGTGTGTTAAGCCTGCGCCACAATTCCATATTCCAGAGCCGTTAACTTCTTTAATAAAATCTATGTGTAGGCGGCATACATCACCGACCCAAGTCCAGTCACGCTTGATATGTTCTGCTGTTTCCCATACAGTAATCTTGCCCTCTTTGCGAGCCTGGGTACGCCATTTGACAATAGCATTAGCACGTTTACCGCGTAGGTGCATCCACTTGCCGTAGACATTAAAGTAACGGAACCCCTGTACATATATGTTTACATCTTGTTGTGGCCACCAACGATCAAAGAGATACTTAGACCATGCATAAGGTGTTTGTGGATGACAGGGAGCATACTCACTAAAGTCTTTACTATCACCGTAGACACTACTCGAGCTAGCATACTGTAAGTTTACCCCATGCAAATTGCACTCGTTGAACAACCACTGAGAGAACTCGTAGTTTTGTTTGAGTATGGCTTCTACATCAGTACAAGTCATGTCGGCAATAGCACCTAGGTGTATTACCCAGTCATAGCCACTTACGTCAGGACG